GATCTGTTAGGGCTAGAATGTTCGGTTTTTTTGCTGGTCGGGGAGGGCGGCTTGAAGCATGTGTCAGTTGCACCGTTAGGCGCGTTTGGGTGAGCGCTTGTTTGCTGGTTCGGGGAGGGATTTGAGCGGAGCGGGGGCGGCGGCTTCCATGGTTTCGACCATTTTTTTCAAGTGGATCGCGCACCAGGTGGCCATTGGCCGGTCATCGGCATCGGCCAGCGCCTTGATGCGGTTTTTGAGGTCTTTCGTCATGCTAACGCCGAGGACGTCGTTGTCGTTGGATCGTTTAGGGGTGGTCATGTTTTCGGACGATAGCATGGTTTCTGGTGTTGTGAATGATTATTTTGTGTTCAACACTGTTTTTTTTCTTGCGACACAAAAATACAGTGTTAAACACGGGGCATGTCAGACAACGAAGCCGCCGACGACGCGGCCACCACCATTTTGGGAATCCGGCTCGAGCCGAGTTTGAGGGATAGGATCAAGGCGCTGGCCGCCACCGAGGGCCGGACTGAATCCGGGTTCGTGCGGTTTTACCTCTCGCGGCTGGTCGAGCTGAAAGAGACCGAGGAGGTGGCGTCGTGAGTGCGTCACTGGAGGTCCGGCTTTCCGACGCGCAGCTTGAAGTGCTGGCGGAGCGGATTGCGGTGAAGATGGGCGAGGTCTCCGGCCCGAAGCGGAAGGCTCCGTTGTCCGTCCGGGAGGCGGCGCTGGCGCTGAACATGAGCCAGGACACGGTGCGGAGCCGGATCAAGGCGGGTCTGATCCGGACGGTGGATGACCTGGAGGGTCTGACCCGCATCCCGCAGGCGGAGATCCAACGGCTGCAAGGCGGCTGAACTAATTTTCCCTCTCCCTCTGCCCTGAACGGGTGGCGTCCTCGAATGCCCATGGCTTACGGCCGGTGACAAAAGCAGACGGGCAGGAGGGGGGGGAACCCATCAAACCAACAAACCAGCACCATGAAAATCGCACTTTCTATTCTTCTCGGAGTCAACGCGGTGATCGCGCTCCTCGTCCTCGTCCTCAACCAGCAACTGCCATGAATGACCCCCAAATCAAACGCGAAAGCTCGGACACGTTCGGGCGGAACCCCAGTGCGGATCTCGAACTGCTGCGGCGCGTGGCTGAGCACGAAGAGCGCCGGTCCGAGCAGATGTTGGCCATGGCGGTGATCGCCGCGGCGGTCGCCACCGTCCTCGGCGTGGCCGGGGTGATGCTTTACGCCGTCCTCTGAATTTTTCCTTAAACACACACACACGAATGAACACACAACTGGCAACACAACAACCCGCGCCGCGCGTTTCGGCGCTGAACATTCTGGGATCCCGCCTGAACGTGGACCCGATCAAACTGATGGCCACGCTCAAGGCGACGGTTTTCAAGGGTGCCTCCGACGACGAGCTGCTGGCCCTGGTGGTGGTGGCGAACGAATACCAGCTCAACCCGCTGACGAAGGAGATTTACGCGTTTCCGGCGAAAGGTGGCGGGATCGTGCCGGTCGTCTCAATCGACGGCTGGGTGAGCATGGTCAACGACCACCCGGCGATGGATGGGATGGAGTTCGAGGAGCATTGCGGCGAGGGCGGCAAGCTGGAGGCCATCACCTGCAAGCTGTGGCGCAAGGACCGCAGCCGGCCGATCTCGGTGACGGAGCACCTGAGCGAGTGCAAGCGCAACTCCGACCCGTGGAAGATGGAGCACCGGATGTTGAGGCATAAGGCGCTGATGCAGTGCGCGCGCTATGCGTTTGGATTTTCCGGGGTGACGGATGAGGACGAGGCGGCGGACACGCCGGGGATGCGCGACGTGACGCCGGTGAAGGCGCGTGCCGCGGCGATCGACCCGTTCCAGCAGGAGGAAGCGAAGCCGCTGGCGGAGTCCGCGAGGACGCGCAAGGCCAAGGTGGAAGCGGAGCCGGAGGATGATATCCCGTTTGATTCTTATGACGAACCCGAAACCCAAGACCTGCTCTGAATCATGACAGCCGAAACCACAGAAATCATTCTTGCCATCGAGGCGCGGGGGGAAATCGTTTCCTCGAATTTTCCGGCATTCGCGGAGATGGTCCGCGCCCGGCTGGGGGAGATCAACCGAGATCTTGCCACGGACGACGACTTCGACCAGGCGGACGCCGATGCGAAGGCGATCGCCGGGGCGGAGGCGGCGCTGAAGGAGGCGAAATCGAAAGCCTTGGCCGATGCGGAGCAACTGCACGCGCTGTTTGAGGGCATCGACGGGCTGTCTGCCGAGTTGGCAGCGGCGCGGTTGGACCTTGCCAACCAGATCAAACGCCGCAAGGAGGAGGTTAAGGCGGAGATCGCCGAGGAGTTTCTCGCCGCGTTTGACATCGAGCCGAAGCTGGCGCGCAAGCAGTTTTTGGGCGGCTTGCAAAGCGCGATCAAGGGCAAGCGGACGGTGGAGAGCATGCGCTCGGCGTGCCGGATTTACCAGGCGACGCAGCAAGCTGGGATCGTGGCGAGCCGGGAGGTGCTGGTCCGGTTTGAGGCGAAGTTCGGGGCGGACTCGATCCCGGACCGGAGCGATCTGGAGTTGAAGTCGGCGGAGATGGTGGAGGCGGAGCTGGTGCGGCGGGTGCAAGCGAAGCGGGCGGCGGAGGAAGCGGCGAAGCTCCAGGCGGAATCCGACAAGCTCAAGGCCGAGGCGGATGCCTTGAAGGTGGCACTGGTGGAGGCGCGGGAGGCGCGGGAGGCACCAAGAACAGCGGAGGCCGAACTGCCAACGCCGCACGTTGAACTCACGGCGGAGGAGGAGTGGAAGGCGTTCAAGGCGGCGGCCCTCACCGCATTCGCGCCGCTGAAGGGTGCCAAAGGTGCGCTGACCTTCCCGAAGAACATCGCCAAGGCGCAGGTTTTTGCCAGCGCGATCAATGCCGCATGGCAGGAGGTGGTGGCGTGAGCGCTCAGCCAACGATCAAGGTGCTGTTTCATTGCGGCGCATTCATGATGGGGCGCGATCCGGTCCGGATCCACTCAGGTGAACGGATGTGCGTGATGGATACCGACCCGGCGTCCACCTCGCTGCGACCGAAGTTTGAGGACGGCAAGCCAGCGCCGTGCTTTCTCGATTGTCCGGTGGCGAAGCGGAAGTGCGGCTACAAGCTGGAGCGCTGCTTCCCGAGCGACGACGCCAAGATCGGCAAGGAGTGGCGCTACGTCATCGAGTGCAAGGTTTGTGCCGTGATCGATACCGAAGAGGAGGTAGCGCCATGAAAATCTGGCCCAATTTGCTGCAAGGTTCCGAGCAATGGCTGACGGCCCGCGTCGGCAAGCTGACCGCGTCGAACGCCAGTAAAGTCATCACCGCGGGCGGCAAGCTGTCCAGCCAGCGGACGGCCTACATGGACGAGCTGATTTCGGATTGTTTCTGCCCTGGGCAGAACGCCTGGCACGGCAACGCGAACACCGACCGTGGAACGGCGATGGAGCCGCTGGCGCGGGCGGCGTTTGAGGGTCTGCTGTCCATCGAGGTCGAGGAGGTGGGATTTGTGACCCGCGAGGACGGGGTGATCGGGTGCTCGCCGGACGGGTTGATTTCCCTCGGTTCCAATTACATCGCCGGCCTCGAAATCAAGTGCCCGCTGCCGAAGACGCATCTTCGCTACCTGCTGGATGGCGGGCTGCCGGATACCTACAAGCCGCAGGTTCATTTCTCGATGATGGTGACGGGGCTGCCGTGGCACTTCTTTTCCTACTGCCCCGGCATGAAGCCGTTGCACCTGTTTGTGGAGCCGGACGGCTACACGGCGAAGCTGCAAGCGATGGTGGAGGACTTCGTGAGCGAATACTCGGCCATGTGGAATCTGGCAAAATCTTTCCGGGAGGACGCCGCATGATCGCGTGTCCCCATCGAGAAATTCAGGTGGTCAGGACGCTGGTCGGTGACTGGCGGGCGCTGGGGCTGCCGAAGGGCCAGCCACGGCCGCGGGCATTCGTCCGCAACGGGCGGGCGGCGGTTTACGACTCCGGCACTGCCGAGGGTTGGAAGGGCGACGTGGCGCGGGCGTGCCGGGATCTGGAAAACCGCTGCCTCGTGCATGCGCTGGCGGTCAAGCTGGTGTTCTACATGCCGCGGCCCAAGCACCACCTGCGCGTCAACGGCCAGCTCAAGCCGGCATCCCCTGTTTTCCTGCACCAGCAAAAGCCCGACGCCGACAACCTCGCGAAGGCGGTGCTCGACGCGTTAACGGGCATTTACGCGTGGCATGACGACGACCAGGTCTGCGAGTTGACCGTGGTGAAGCGCTGGGATCTACCGGGCGAGCAGGCACCGGGATGTGCGATCACGATCACCACCCTCAACGAATCCACCGTATAACGACCATGGCTGGAGACTGGATCAAAATACGCACCGATCTACCAACGGATCCGGACGTTATGAAATTGTCCGACATTTTAGGGACAGATGATCCGACAACTGTCGGACACCTCGTCTCTTTCTGGAGTTGGGCGAACAAACAAACCGCTGACGGAAACGCAATCGACATCACCCAATCACGCCTTGACCGGCTCATCGGCCGCCCTGGGTTTGCCAGTGCATTGCGTCAAATCGGCTGGCTGGACGGTGACGATGGAAGCCTCTGCCTGCCTCGTTTTACTAGGCACAACGGGAGTTCAGCGAAAGCAAGGGCATTGGAAAGTGAGGCCAAACGCCTGCGCCGGATGGGTCAAAATCCGTCCGACAAATTGTCCGACAAATGTCCGACAAAAAGAGCCCCGAAAGTCCGACCAGAGAAGAGAAGAGAAGAGAAGATACTTACTACCATTCTTACGAATGGCAGTAAGAGCCGCGGGACTTTGGAGGAGATGAAATCCTTCGCTTGTGAGCTCGGCCTGCCCGAAACGGACGGCGAGGCGATGTTCTACAAATGGGAGGGCAACGGCTGGAAGAACGGCGCGGCCTCCGTGAAGGACTGGAAGGCCACGCTGAGGTCATGGAAGGCCGCTGGCTACCTTCCCAGCCAGAAAGCGCCCACGACGGCACCAGCGCGCCGCAGGGCGCATGAATACCCACAGGAAACTCTCCAACTACCCGACTGACATGCAAACCATCGACCTGACCAAATTAGACCAAATGATCGCGGACGCGCCGGATGAAATCCCGGCGACTCCGGAAGAACTCGCCGAGCAGCAAGAAGCCCGCCGGCTGGCGGAGCGCTCGCGGATCCAACGCATCGCCCTCGGGGGGCGCAGCGGCTGGCCGGTGAAATATCTGGACGCGGTGAAGACGCCGCCGCATGGCGAGCGCTGGGCCGCCGCCTATGAGTCCGCCAAGGACCGGGTGCTCAAGAACGGCATCGTGGTGCTATACGGAAAACGCGGGTGCGGGAAAACCCGGATGGCCGCGGAGCTGGCAGTGATGGTCGGCTCCTCGCGTTACCGCACCGCGATGCGATTCTTTCTCGAAGTGCGCGCCACGTTCCGCAAGGGGTCGGAATTGTCGGAAATGGACATTCTGGACGATCTGGCCCGCACCGACCTGCTGATTCTCGATGAGATCCAGGAGCGCGGCGAGACGGCGTTTGAGGACCGGCTCCTCACCCATGTGATCGATGCGCGCTACGCCTCGAACAAGCCGACGATCCTGATCGCCAACCTTGCCAAGAGCGATCTGGCCGAAAGCCTCGGCAAATCGATCGTGGACCGCGCCCGCGAGAACGGGAAAAGCATCGAGTTCGATTGGACCTCCTACCGCGCCCAATCATGAACACGCCAGCAGCCATACGAGAGATGGATCTCGCGGCCTGGGAATACGCCGAGGCGGACACCCACGAACGCGCGGCCAGGGCGTTGCGACTCAAGGCGACCAAGCGGATCTCCGCCGTGCATCTCGAACTCAAGACCGCGCTGGCCGCGGCAAGGACTCACTCAACCAACAACCAAAAAAGAAAAACAGCATGAACCAGATCAATCTCATCGGCCGCGTGGGCGGCGAAGTGGAACTCCGACACACCTCCAGCGGAAAGGCGGTGGCCGGTCTCACGCTGGCCGTGGATGACGGCTACGGGGAGAACAAAAAGACCCTTTGGCTGGATGTCACGCTGTGGGGCGTGACCGCCGAGACCGCGATGAAATATGTCAAGAAAGGGGATCGGCTCGGGATTTCCGGCCGGTTGACCCAGGACGAGTGGGAGGACAAGCAGACCGGCAAGAAGCAGCGGAAGACCAAGGTGACCGCCGAGAGCATGCACCTAATCTCGGAAAAGCGCGACGGGGCTGCGCCGCGGACTTTGCCAGCCGACCGCCGACAATCTCCCGGCATGCCAGCCGCGGCGGAAAGCACGCAGGACGAGGACGAGGACGGCGACATTCCATTCTGACCGATGAATCCCTCACCCGAAATCGCAGAGAATCGCGGAAACGACGCACCGCCGGAAATAAAAATTTCATTCCCGCAAACCCTTGTGGAGATTAAGAATCGTGGGCTTTTTAGCCTGTCGGAAATGGCCCGGATCGTGCGCGCTCCGCGACGGAAGCTGGAATCGTGGATTTACGACGGGGTGACGCCCGCGACGAGCGTCCAACAGGAGGCGTTAGCAGCGCTTCGGTGCCCGTCGCTGCCGCTCTCGGTGCGGATGCGCTGGCGCATGGAGCGCGACCACGGGCTGACCTGGGACGCGAGTAAACGGCGATGGAAACTGCGGCTAACCATTGAAACCGGCCCGAAGACGGTTGGCCGGCGGATCTGCGTGACGATCAAATCGCAGGACACCGCGGTGGCGATCGCGACGCGGGCGGCGATGCTGGACGCATTCCGGCAGCTCGGACTCACCATCAAGCCGCGGCTCCAGCGGAGGAAAACTTACCCGACAAAACCATGAACGCGCCCGACGATCCTTGCCTGCAATGCGGAATGACCGAAGACCTTTGCGAATGCGACGAAACCGTCGCCCCGATGGAGGACAGATGGGACTATAATCACGGCCCAGATCACATGCGGGAGGTTATCGAAATGAACGAATGATGGCATCCCCACCACTAGCCACCCCCAAATCATGAGCGGACTCGACGGCCTCGGGTGGCCTAACCCCGAAGACGAACCAAAACCAGAAACCATGAACGATACACCGACACCAGAAACAGACGCTGCATATAAAAACCACCCTTGGGATATGCACGACCACATACCGCTTGAGTTTGCCCGCAGACTTGAACGCGAGCGAGACGAAGCGCGGCGGCTATGCCGTTGGGCGTTCCCGCGACTCCGGACGATGTGCCACGACTTCGACGCCACGGGAACCGGCTGGTGTTGCGCGGAGGAAATGGGGAGTCACCCCGAAATTTTTTCCGAGAACGTCCAAGGTGACGGATCGCCCGACACTAACACTCAACCAACACGATAATGCCTGCACTACCCGAAAACTTCGACAGCCCACTGGTGGGCGATTCCTGTCCACCGACTTGTTCGCGGTGTATTGTTCACGGATGTGTGAACCACCGGCACCAAGGACGATTCATTGGCGAATTGTGCGCCCCATGTCACGAATACATAACCACTGGGCGTATTGGACCGACGACTAGCTTCTTGGGCAGCATGGATAACGCTCTGGAGGCGCTCAAGGTCATCTCCGTTGCTGACTGGAAGACGGCAGGTGAACTACGGAAGATGGCGCGAGACTCTTATTCTTCCGCGAACGCCGGGAGTGATGCGCCCGGAGCCATTGAAAAGCCATAGCATCGAAACTGGCCCGCTTATGCCGGGTCGAATCCACTCACTTGTTCTCCATCTTAATTCTATGATCGCAATCGTCAACATGGGTCCACACGATCCGAAATCCCCGATGGGGTGGCGCACTTACGAAGTGCGGATCAACCGTGATGTCATCGCCCGATTCCAGCACAAACGATCCGATGGACTTGGTAAGTGCCTGCTGGAAGCGTCGAAAGCCATCGAACGCCAGAAATGGGAAGATGCCGCCCGAATCCTCGGGGAATGCCGCCACGATGCCGGGCATGATCTGAATGGAGTTGGGATGTGGATTTGTAAATCTTGCCGTTCCGACATCACCCCGGAATCTCTTGAGGAGAACGCCTAGCTCTGGCACCGCCACCACTCACACCCCAAGACTATGACCAAAAAGAAAACACCAACGAAGCCAAAACGCGCCGCCAAAGAGAAGGCTGGTGGCGGTTGTCCAGGAGCGACTTGTTCGCAGTTCTGGGTGATCGACACGGACACGCCGGGCATGTCGCAAGGCCAGTTCTCTGCCTCCGGCCCATACCCGACGCAGGCCGCTGCCGAAGCCGCAATCGTGGCCGACATCCGCAACTTGTGGGAAGACTCCTGCACCTGCCTGACCTCCGACAAAACGAGCAAGTGGTGCAAGCCGCTGCACATCGTGGAAGTCCGCCGCACGGTCGAGCCGGAAATCACGCCGTCGATACGCCTGGTTGATACTGCGAACGCCGGTGCTGTGGCACGGCAGCCGATAGCAAACTCTGACAAAACCAACCAACTATGAAACCACCCCAAGAATCCAACACGCAACGGGCTGCCGTTGCTCACCAGCCACTTGTTCGGCTTTCTGATGCTATGATCGCGTGGAACCCGACATGGGGACTTTGCGCGAGAGGCGGCGAACCTGGGCAAGTCGGAGTGTGCAAGCACCCTGACGGCGGACAGCTAAAACACCTCTCTATGTGGGTCAAATTCCAAAAAAGGGACGACACGCAAACGGAGGCAAGGCTGCGAATGATGATCGAGGCGTGGCATCTTGCTTGCCGCGATGGAGTCCCGCTTGCGAATATCCACGCCGCTCTGTCTGCCATCCCTGAATACAACGACTTGCTCTCGGAGGACTTCCAAATTCTTCAGCCGAACGACACAATCCATCCATGAGCGCACACCCTACACCGTCCGAATTAACTGAGGAGCCGACGCGCTCATTGGATGCGATGACTTGTTCTCCGGGCGTTATTGGCTGGTGGGGACTCCGCCATAAGGATGGATGGTGGGTGGGAACGTCGAAAGGCGCGAATACCTACGACGACATCTATCTGGCTCGGGTGGCTCTCACGATCCTCTGGCAGCGCGATGGCGGTAAAGCTCTCAACTACAAGATCGAGCGATTCACGGGCGCGAACATCATCGCTGGCGACTTCACGCCTCAGAAGTCCGCCGAAGATGCGATCAAAGATTATGAGGAGAACACGTTATTAGACCGACCATGACAAACTACCGAAAACAACGTGCCGAGCGCAAGCGGCTGAGAATGAGCGCGATGGGGAAAGCGTCCCAGCGGGTGCAATCCTCTCGTCGCATGGAGCACATGGCCGAGCGGCTGCGCGAGATGGCGGAGAACGACGTGCAGAACCTGCCGAGGAAAGCCGGGGATGCGCTGGGCTGCCTGCAATGGACGGATTTCGGAACGGGCAAGGTCCGGCGCTGGACGGTGCGGATCGGCTCCAGGCGCGACCGGATCACGGTCGAGGCTCCCGGCGATGCCCCATCAAAAAGCCACGGCTGGACGTGGTTTCTCACTCAACTCCGCAAGCATCTGTCATGACGGAAGGTTTAGCGGGGACCACCGGCGGAAATTGACGAGGGGTCGCGCGCGCGGAAGATGGAAGGACGATGAAGCGAACCGTGGCCAAGCAGGGACGAGCGAAGAAGAAAGCGCCGCCGAAACCGCGGGGCAGGCCGTCGAGGTTCTCTCCCGCCGTGGCGAGCAAGATCGTGGGCGGGCTTTCCAACGGGACGCCGCTCACGGTGATCTGCTCGCCAGCGGGGATGCCGGGGATTCGCACGGTTTACGACTGGATGGAGAAGGACGCGGGGTTTTCCGCAGACATCGCGCGCGCCCGAGATTGCGGGTTCGACGCCATCGCTACCCGACTGAGGGAGACGGCCCGCGAGGGAGGGGACAGCACCGGCGACGTGCAGCGAGACAAGCTCATCATCGAGACCGATCTGAAGCTGCTGGCGAAGTGGGATCCGAAACGCTACGGCGAGCGGATCACGCAGGAGTTCAGCGGCCCGAGCGGCGGACCGATTTCGACCGTTCACGCCTTCGCTCTGGCACCTCAGCAGGAAGACGCGCTCGCCCGGTTGATCGAGGCCAAACGCGCAGCCATTACTCAAGGCGGGTGATGACCACGGAGGAAAGCCCGACGATGTTCTGCGCCAAGGTGCTTGGCGTGATTCCCTACGAGTGGCAACTCGACGCCATGGAGTCCGTGGCGGTGGGCAAGCAGACCAGCGTGGTGGCCGCCAACGGCAGCGGTAAGACGGCGCGGCTCATTGCACCGCTGATTTTGTGGTTTCTCCACAAGCACCCGCGCGGGCAGTGTGTTTTCACCTCCGGCTCTTGGATGCAGATCCAGAAACAACTCTGGCCGGCGATCCGCGTCTTTCAAACGCGATTCCCGACGTGGCAATTCATGGCCGAGGAGCTGCGGACCCCGGAGGGCGGCTTCGCCTTCGGATTCTCGACCGACAACCCCGGCCGGGCGGAAGGCCATCACCCGAAGATCTCCCAGGAGGAGGATCCGGTTTTTCTGATTATTGACGAGGCCAAGACGGTGCCGCAGTCGATCTTCGAGGCGTTCGACCGCTGCACGCGGAAATACGAGCTGTGGGTCTCCTCGCCGGGATCGCCGCGCGGGCCGTTTTTCGATTCGCATCACAAGTCGGCGGGATTCTTCCACACGGTCAAAGCCACGTCCAAGGACTGCCTGCACATCCCCGCGGAGCGCTACGAGCTCGACCTCCGGCGCTATGGGATGGAGCACCCGCTGTTCCGCTCCAAGCACCTCGCGGAGTTCACCGAGGACTCGGGCGCGTTCATCCTGACCAGCGAGCGATTGAAGCGTTCGCTCGAATCGCAGCCCGCCGCGGTGACGACGGGCGAGGTGGTCGCGTTTTGCGACTTTGCGGCAGGCGGCGACGAGAACGTGCTCGCGGTGAGGAAGGGCAATCACGCATACATTGCAGACGCCTGGCATGAGAAGGACACGATGCAGGGCGTTCGGCAGTTCATTCAGCTTTTCGGGCGCGAGGAATTGTCTGCTGGCCAGATCTGGGGGGATGCCGACGGCCTCGGCACGGTGATGATCGACGCGATGGCAGAGCAAGGGTGGCGCATCAACAGGTTCCACGGTGGGCAGGCAGCCAACGAGAAGGACGAATACGCAAACCTGATCGCTGAGGTGTGGCACGTCGGGGCGAGGGAGATCGAGCGCGGCCGCGTGCACCTCGGGCAGCTCGACGCGAAGGCATTTGACCAACTGACCACCCGCAAGAGCGAGTGGACCGACACCGGCAAGCTGCGGGTGGAGTCCAAGGATAAGATGCGGGCAAACGGCGTGAAATCGCCGGACCGGGCCGACGCGCTGCTCGGGGCCATCGCCTGCGGCGCGCGCATGACCGGGGCGGTGAGCTCGCGGGACGTGCTCGCGGGGGGCGCTAACGCGTTTCACGGCGGATTTGTCTCCGGCTGGTGAGGGGGGACCACTATCGGGGATTTCATTTGGGCGGGGTCGCCCGAAGGTCGCGGGCATGTCACCGCAGTTCAAAAAGCAATTCCTCCAGATCGTCACCGGGTTGGGCGGTTTACTCGCCGGCATTGGCACGTTGCCGCTGGATTCCGCCGTGCTGCCATTCCCTGCCGAGTGGCGGCCTTACGTCATTTCCGTGGGGTTCTTCGCGCTGACGGCGCGGCAGTGGCTCCAGTTCGCCGCCGACCTGATCGACAACGGATCGGTCGATGGCTCCTACGAATTCAGCCCGAAAGATCCCGAACCATGAACGCCGTCATCCTGCTCGCCCTCGCCGCCATCCTCAGCTCCTGCACCATGTCCATAAATGCGGACGGATCCAAGGCGGTGACGCTTGACGCGGCCACAGCGGCCACCGTGATCCGGGTCATTTCGGAAAAGTGAAACCCCATGCACGCTCTCGGACCCGAAGACGATGAAACCCAGACCGGCACGCTGCCGGCCTTTCTTGTCTGCGGGGTGTTCTGGGGGCTGGTGGTTCTCTACGTCATCTTTCTATGAAGATCCTTCCCGCCAGTCGCCCGAAAGCGGGATTCTGCCAGATCGTGGACCTCGCCGAGGGCGTGATGGGCAACGCGCTGCCCGAGGTGTTTGTCGTCGGGGTGCGCGGCTACTACCTGGACACGATGGGCGCGGCTGGCTCGAACGACCGCAATCTCTACGACGACGCGCTGTTCGTGGTCTCGGGCGATTGTTTCGGCGGCTTCAATGCCAACACCGACCCGAGCGCGTTCAAGTATGGCATCGCGTCGTTGATTGCCGGCGTGCATTGGTATCGGCCCGGCAACCACGGGATTTCCCGGCCGGGCGGCGGCTACCCGGCCTTCCGGCCCGCCACCCCGGACGAGGCGCTGCCAGTCATGCGCGACGGCAAGGCCGGGAAGAGCGACGGCATCGCCATCAACATTCACCGCGGCGGCTACACCACGACATCCTCGGCCGGTTGTCAGACGATCCACCCGGAGCAGTGGGACGAGTTCCACGCCATGCTCACCAAGGCGCTCACCCAGGCGCGAGCCAAGAAATTTCCTTACATCCTCATCACCGGACCCATCATCTGAACCTCCCTCCCATGATCGAACTGCCTCTCGCCTGGATTCTCACCGTCATCGGCACCCTTGCCGGAACCATCGCCACCCTCGCCGCGGTGATGTGGGGATTCATGAAATCGCGGCTGAGCGCCCAGGACAAGATCATCGAAATCCAAGGGGTGACCATCGGCAAGTTGCAAGAAGACGTGGCGCGGATGGCCAAGGGCTGCGGCGCGGATTCCTGCCATTGGAAGCACGGCCGCTGACGGCGGGGACCACTAAGGCATGGAGACAGAGTGCCGGTGACGCGACATCCTCTTCGCATGGTCACCCACTGCCGCCCTCTCCGCGAATCCGGCGGACTCCCGCCGCGCCGTTCCGAGCTCATCGAAGCCGCCGCCGTCTCCGCCACCCGCTCTGGCAACGATTGGGGCAGCTCCATCAATGTCCCGCTCGCCCGCGACCGGATGCTTGACTATTTCGAGCGCGAACAGCTACCCGGCGACGTTCGCAGCACCCTTTCCGCCGCCCTCAACGGGGATCTGCACTACCAGCACCTGCTGTTTACGGCCATGCTCGACACCTGGCCGAAGCTGCAAAAGGCGATCGAGGAAATCAGCCGCAAGGTTTCCGTCGCGCCGTGGAAGATTTACCCCTACGCTAGGCGCGGCGAGCAACCGGACGCGAAGGCGGAGAAGGTCGCCAAGGAATTGGAGGCGCGGGTCTGGAGCATGAAGCCCAACGCGGCTCGCATGGAAAACGGGCTGGAAGACACGATCAAGGCGCTGGTGCGCGGTTACTACTACGGCCACGCGGTCTGCGAGATCCGCTGGGAAAACCATGACGGCTGGCGGCCGCGCTCCACCAAGACGGTGCCAGCCCGCTTTTACGGCTACCCCTACAGCACGCCCGCCACCGCGGACCCCGAGGACCGGTTGATGTTCGACCCCAGCGGCATGCGCGGCAGCCGCGCCTTCGAGGACTTCCCGGCGAATCGTTTCCTGATCGGCATTCACGCCGGCCACGCGGGGCACCCGGCCACCGCCGCACCGCTCCGGGCGCTGGCGGGCTACTGGCTCGCCGCGGTCTATGGCCTAAAATGGTTCATGAGCTTCACCCAGCTTTACGGCATCCCGTGGCGGCACGCCGAGGTCGCCGACGCGAAGGACGAGGGCTCGGTGCGCGCCGCGCTGGCGAGCATCGGCTCGAATGGCTACATCGTCACCCGCACCGGCACCAAGATCAACGTGCTCGACTCGGCCAAGGCGGGCGACTCGCTGCCGCAAAAGGCGCTCATCGACCTCGCGGACCAGCAGTGCGACCAGTTCATCCTCGGGCAGACGTTGACGAGCGGCACCGGCAGCACCGGCAGCCGGGCCCTTGGAGAGGTTCACCAGGGCACGCTCGACGGCGTGATCGAAGGGATTTCGGACTACGTCGGCGGCATCCTCACCCACCAGCTCATCCCGGCCATCGTCGCCGCCAACTACGGCAACAGCCTCGGCCACGACCTGCCGGAAATGTGGGCGCGGCGCGAGGATGTGCGCGATGAGAAAGCCCTCGCCGAGCGCGACGAGAAGATCGGGATCACCACCGGCCGGGTGCCGGTTTCCAAGGCATGGTTTTACGAGCGCCACGGCATCCCGGCACCCGCCGATGGCGACGAATTGCTTTCCCCTCCCTCGCCGGATGGCGCGCAGGGAGATCCTGCGACGGGCCTTGTTATGCCTCATGCAACAAAGGGAGGTGAGGGGAAACCTGCGGAGAAAGTCGCCGCGGCCATGATCGAGGCTGGCGGATTCCGCACGCTCAGCCGCGGCGATTACGACGTTGCAGCCGCCTCTGCCGCCATCGACAACGACCCCGAGGAGGTCGCCGCGCTCGTCGCCAAGATGCAAGCCGCCGCCAAAGCAGGGTTGACCGATGACGACGCGCTCGCGTCCATGCTTGCGGCCGCTTGGCTTTCCGGACTAGAGTGATTCAGTTATGGCAACCGACGGCGATTTTAACCAGGCGTTTCAATCCTTCTCCCGGCGCGAGAACCTTCCTGCCGCGCTCACGTCGGAGGAATGGAGCAGCGTCCCGTCCGAGATCCGCGAGCGGGCGTTCTTCATGTCCCGCGTGACGGATGCGGAGATCCTCCAGCAATTCCGCGACGAGACGGACGCGGTGGTCAGGAACGAGCGGTCCGTGAACGACGCGGAAAAGCGGTTGTTCATGTGGCTGGAAGAGCGCGGCTACCAACCGCCGGAAGGCAAGGCGGGCGGGCTGGAAGACCTCTCCAGCCTCGCTCGCATCAACGTCGTTTTGCAGACTAACCGCGACATGGCGCGGGGGCATGCCGATTGGGTCCGCAGTCAGACCGCCATCCGGGGATTTCCGGCTCAGGAGTTGGTCCGGATCAAGCAGGCCAAGGAGCCGCGGAACTGGCCGGCGCTCTGGGCGGAGGCCAAGGCCGAACTCGCCGACATCCCTGGCGTGCATCCCACCCGCATGATCGCGCTTCTGAATCATCCGATTTGGCGGAAAATCTCCCGCTTCGACCAGCCGTGGCCGCCGTTTGACTTTGGCAGCGGCATGGGAGTCACCGGCATTTCCCGCACCGAGGCTCTGGAGCTTGGCATGAAGCTCGACCCGAACACCGACCCGATGCAAAAGCCGATCCATCGGACGATGAATGACGGGCTGGAAGTCGCCCCGCAGGTCTCCGATCCGGTCTTGAAGCTGGCACTCGCCGACAAGCTTGGCCGCTTCGGCGAGATGCAAGACGGCAAGCTCGTCTTCACCGACCCGGATGGCTCCAAGCCCGCCACCGCGGCCAAGCTCGCCGAGATTTGGGCCAAGCCCGCACCCGCCGGCTATGACCGACTGACCCAAAAGGACGCGCTCGACGCATGGGCTGGCGGACAAACCCCGGACGCGCAAGACGCCCGGATCATTCTCCGCAAACTCTTCGACCGCATCGAGACCGCCGAGTCACCCGCGGATCTGTGGCGGGGCTTCAAGCTCTCCGCCGCCGAGGCGGTGGTGCTCATCCGTTCGCTCACCGCAAAACGCCTCACCATCCCCGCCAACGTCGCCGGATGGGAATGGGGGACGGCGTCGGCACAAGCCCGCGCCATGGCTGGCGAGCTGGGCAACGGTTGGAACGTCACCCTGCACGTCAAAGGCGCAAGCAAGGCGATCGACATCCAAGCACTCCGCCCTGGCAAGCCAGGATTCGTGTATGTCGGCGGCACCGAGTTCAAGGTCGAGGCATTCACCCAGGATCCGGCCACCCGGACGATCCGGATCACGCTCTCCGAATCATGAGTCTCTCCATCACCATCGACGTGAACGATGCCACCGCGCAAGCCGCGGTTTCCGCCGTGGCCGAGGCACTCAAGGACCGGCAGGGGATGCACGGGACGATTTCCAAGTCCGTGCTCGGCATCGTCCGCAAGCACTTGGATGACAAGTATGTCCCGCGCAACAGCCGCGGCGATTTCTGGGCCGACGTGCGGAACTCCGCGCAATCCAGCGCCACCGCCGACGAGGCCACCGTTTCACTCACTGAGCTGGGAATCGCGCTGCGCTACCACGGCGGCGAGGTGACGCCCGGCAAAAGCATTTCCAGCTTCACCGGCAAGCTCACCAGGGCGCTCGCCGTGCCCTCCGCCGAGGTGCCCATCCGGGACGGCCGCCAGATCCGGCCGGGCCGCGCGGGCGTGCTCGCATTCATCGAGTCCAAGACCGCCGGCGAGACGGTCGGCTATCTGGTGGAAGGCGTGCTCAAGACCGCCGTGCGAGGCAAGAACAAGGGCCAGCCGTATGCCGTCGCCAAGCCTGGCGGGGCCTTGCTCTACACGCTCCGCACCATCACCCGCCACCGCGGCGACAAGGGCATTTTCCCGACTGAATCCGCGATCTCAGACGCGGGGTCCGCGGCGATCTTGGACTTCGTGAAATCCTTCGAGTAAACGGGGACCACTCCAAACCCTAGGATTTTCTGGGGCGATGCGGCATGGGTCATCCCGTGCCAAGGATCATCACCGCCGCGTTCGCCTCAGCCGTCTCCAAGGACGCGCCGGGCGAGATCGTGTATATCCCGGTCGGCTCCAGCAGGATCTCCGCGACCGTCAGCGGCAAGCCCGGTGAAATCACCGTGAACGTGCCCGCCGAGCGCGGGGCTGAGATCGCCGCCGCACTTCAGGAGGCTCTCGACAAACGTCTTTCCGGCACCGTCCGCCCACGTCTCGCGTTTGACCACGCCAAGACGGGCCCGGCATCCGGACACCCTTCCGCTTTTTCCTTTGACCCGGAGCGCGGGATCCTCCTCGCCGCCAGTTGGAGCACCAGCGGACGCGCTGCCATCGAGGGCGGCGACTACGGTTATTTCTCCCCGACCTTCCTCATCAATTCCGACGGCATCCCCTCCGGCCTCCCCGACAAGGGCGAGATCGGCTCGCTGGTCGATGAGCCCGCTTTCCGCGGCATCGGCCTGATTGCCGCCGCCGACACCGATCTCAACCCCGAAACCATTATGTCACAAATCATCCTCGCCGCCCTTGCGGCCACCGACGAAACCGAAGCTGTCGAAAAAATCTCCTCCCTCAAAGAGGGGATGAGCGACAAGGAAAAACGCATCGCCGAACTCGAAGCCGAACTTGCCACCCTCAAGGGCCAAGTGGAAGCCGCCGAGGCCATCGCCAAGGATGCCAAGACCGCTGGCCACAAGGCCAAGGTCGAAGCCGCCGTCGCCGCGGGCAAGATCGCCCCCAAGGACGAGGAAACCCAAGCGCAGGCGCTCGAACTGCTCGAAGCCTCCGAAGCCCTTGGCAGCAAATTTCTCGCCGCCATGCCGGTGACGCTCGAAGGACTCGAAAAGAGCCTCGTCCACGCCGGGCTCAACCCTGGCGGCAGCGCCGACATCCGGGTCGAGGCCGCCTTCACCAAATCCCGCGCAGAACTCGGCGAAAAAGCCGATTTCTCCCTGGTCTGGGCGCGCGCCGCCGAACTCGATCCCTCCGCCTTCAACTGATCCCAATTACTCCCAATTACTCCCAACCACTCCCAACCGAACCAACATCATGTCCCTAGCCACTGAAAGTCCAATCATCCCGATCACCAACGGGGCCGCCGCCGTCACCATGGGCAAAATCGTCAAAATCAGCTCCGGCACCAGCGTGGTCACCACCGCGGCCACCGAAGCTGCGTTCGGCGTCGTCACCGAGGATTGCGCCGCCTCTGGCGTGGCCTCCGTCGCTCCGGCCGGTTCCGGTGCCATCGTTTTTGTCGAAGCTTCCGCTTCCGGCATTGCGATCGGCGACAACCTGGTGCCTGCCGCTTCCGGCCAGTGCAACAAGTCCACCACCGCCACCCACAAGGCTTTCGCGGTCGCCCTGGAAGCGTCCACCGCCGCTGGCCAGCTCATCAAGGCCGTGCTCAGCCCCGGTTACATCGTCCTCGCATAATCCACCACCCACTCACTCCAACTGACCTCATATCATGGCCACTCCTGCAAACATCTCCACTCTCAACCAGTTCGCCAAAGGACTGTTCCAAGAGACCTCCTCGCCCCTCGCCGATTTCCTCGCTCCTGTCGTTCAGACGGGTGCGGCTTCGTTCTCGGTCATCGACTACGCCAAACGCTCCGGCTTCCAAGTCCCGAGCGCCAAGCGCGCGATCGGCGGCGACTCCACCGCCGTCATGACCGACGGCGAGCGCGTCAACATCTCGCTCAGCCCCTACGCGCTGCACGACGTGATCGACAACCATGAGCTTGCCCTCGCCACCGACGGCGACGGCTCGCGCATCCTCCGCGAGGCACGCATCCGCAACCTGGTCTCCCAGGCTGGCAACAGCCGCCTCAACGAGACCCTCACCGTCATGCGCGCCGGAGTTGCCGCCACCGCGGAAGTCTGGGGCTCGGGCGATGATCCAGTCGCCGACATCGACCTCTACATGGAGACCATCGCCAACGCGACCGGCATGCTCCCTAACCGCGTTGTCTTCAACCTCGGCGCTTGGAGCATCTTCAAGAACCACGCCAAGACCATCGCGCGCTTCCCCGGCAGCCAGAAAATCAACCCGATGATCTCGGACGTTGGCTCGCTCTTCCTCAACCCGAACACCCAGTGCCTCGTCAGCACCTCGATCAAGGACACGTCGCTCAACGCGGCGAGCACCAAGACCAAGGCGCTTGCTACCGAAGTCTGGGTTTATTTCGCCGAGGAGAACTCCAACCAGTTCGACGGCTCCGCGTTCAAGACGTTCCGCGTCTCGCTCAACCCGTTCGGCGGCGTCCGCATCTCGCAGAAGGATTTCGGCGAGAAGGTCATCACCGAGTGGACCGAGGCCGCCTATGTGAACAACGCGGCCGCCGCCGCCCGCCTCACGGTCACCACCGCCTGATTTTCGCCCCCAGGCTCGATTGTGTGTTGCCCCCGTCCGCCTCACCGCGGCCGGGGGCTTTTCCTTGGGGACCACTGGCAGGCATGGCGGGCGGATCCACCGCTCGCCATGCTGCGGCCATGTCTTGGACCGCTCTCACCGCCGACAACATCCGGGGCCGCCTCTCCCTCGATGAGCTCGACGGCTACGTCCAGACCAGCGGCCAGGAATCCGCCGGCGTCGATTCGCTGGTGGAGATCATCTACCAAGTCACCGCGATGGTCCGCGGCAAGGTCGCCTCGAACCCGGCCAACCTCACCAAAACGGGCCCGGCCGGAACCATCCCCGACGAATGCCTGTTTGCGGCCTGCACCATCGCCCGCGACGCACTTGTCGGATCTCTGCCGCTCTCCGAAGGCGCGACCGAAGTCCGCAAAGAGGAGCTCCGCAAAGCCTATGCCTTTCTCGACTCCGTCGCCGCGGGCGGCGTCCGCATCGAGGACGCCAGCGGGGCCCTCCCCGAAATCCCCGCCGCCGCCTCCCGCTCTCACGGCGGATCCACCCTGCTGGAATTCTGAGCATGTCCCGCTTCTACACCACCGCAGACGCCATCGCCGCCCATCTCGCCGCCATCCCGGCGCTCGACGGCGTGCCTTTCGTCGTGGACCGGCAGAAGGACATCGCCAGCGAGCTCCGCAAGGCGGTCGCCAAACAAAGCGGCTGCCTCGCCGTGATCTCATGGACGGGCTCCCTCAACAACGACGCCACCGCCGACGGCCCCGCGCTCTCCAACGCCTACACGGTCACGCTCTTCTCCAAGCCGGTCCTCCGCGCCGGCGAGACACCCGCAGACGATCTCATCGAGGCCATGGCCGAGGCGCTCCACGACCACCGGATCTCCCCGAACGATCATTTCGCCGATCGGCTCGTCATCACCGGCATCGACCCGATCCCCGCCGACGAGCTGCTCATCTATCAAATCAAGATTTCCATCCCACTCCAGTTCCAGTCATGACCTCCGACCCGAAAACATCCCCGGAGCCGCGCAACATCGCGGCCATCGTCACCGTCGCCCGCTGCACCATTGGCGAGGCGGACTACGGCACCGGCCCGCTGCCCATCGCCCTGACCGCCACCGAGGCGAAGGCGCTGGAGTTGCTCGGCCTCGTCACCATCACCGGCATCTTCCAAGAGCCCGCTTGAATAAACCAACCACCAGAACACCACCACCATGCCTGCTCCCGTATCCACCCTGACCCGTCGCGAATTACTCAACGTCTCCACCCTCTGCTTCATCCCCGTGGGCGAAAGCCTGCTCACCACCACGCTCGCCGCCGCCACCTGGCCGGCGCAAAGCGCGATGGTCGTCACCGGCGCGCTCGTCGCGGGCGTCACCGCCTACCAGATGCCAGACATCGAGACGCTGGAACTCTCCCGCGAGTTCGAGGTCGATACCTTCCAGGTGCCACAAAGCACCGGCGGTTATTTTGACGACGAGGAAAGCACGCTCAAAAAAGTGATTTACAAGGGCGAGACGAGCAAGACGAGCAGCTACTTCAAGCAGCTCGAACTCGCCACCGCCACCGTCCCGGTCATCGGCACCGCAATCGTCCCGTTCGCGCTCAACAACAGCCACATCGAAGGGCTCGCCGTCATCGAGCAGCGGAACAAAAGCGGCGTGCTGGTCGAGCGGATCTTCTTCTGGTCGCGCCTGCGTCTGGACGGTGCGAGCAAGACCGACCCGAAAACCCGCAAAATCGCCTTCACCCTCGAAAAGCGCGACTCGTCGCTCAACACGGTGACCCTCCTCGCCTAAGCGATCCCTCCCACCCCGTCTGGGAAACCCCGCGCCGTCAGCATCGCCGTCAAGGAATGCTGACGGCACAATCACAACGCCGCCCCATGGCCAGCTCACTCAAAAACATCAAGCTCGGACTCGTCGTTACCGGCGAAACCTGGGGCGGCCTGACATTTTCCATCGACGCGTCCGACGACACCGCCTACGCCGCCGCGCTCACCCGCGTCCGCATGAGTTGGCGGGCGGCCGGAGCGGTCGCGCTCACGCTCGACAGCGCGGTGGCCGGGCAGATCACCATCGCCACCGCCACCGCCTACGGCTGGAGCTTCACCGTCGAGCCTCGCGCCCTCGCGCTGCCCGCCGGTTTCTACACCTGGGCCATCGAGGTGACCTCCGCCGCCGGCATCGACAAAGACCTCGCCTCCGGCACCCAACAAATCATCCCCGACCCGCACGCGTAATGCCTACCAGCGTCACCCTCACGACTCCCCCAGCCGGCGAAACCCGCGTCACGCTCACGACCTCCAACGCCTCGACCGAATACCTGCTCGAACTCGGCACCCGCGGACCCATCGGACCCATCGGACCCATCGGAGCCACTGGACCGCAAGGCATCCCAGGCATCCCCGGCGACCAAGGCACACCCGGCACACCCGGTATCCAAGGCACACCCGGCGAACAAGGCGAACAAGGCGAACAAGGCGAACAAGGCGAACAAGGCATCCAAGGCATCCAAGGCATCCAAGGCATCCAAGCCACCGTGGACGCCACCATCATCGACGGTAGCGCGAATGCCGTCGCAGGCAATGCGGTCTTCGACGCGCTTGCGCTCAAGGCTCCGCTCATCTCACCATCGTTTACCACCCCCACGCTGGGAGCCGCCACCGCAACGACAGTTACCGCGAGCGGCGTAATCTCTACAACCGGAGCCGACGCCTCCATCTCCACAACCGGAGACTTCGCCCACATCTCCACAACCGGCTCCGACGCCTACATCTCCACAACCGGAGACTACGGCAACATCTACACAAACGGCTCCGACGCCTATATCTGCACTTTCGGAGCCGACGCCTATATCTCCACCAGCGGCACAAACGCCTACATCCAGTCGCGCTCGACTTTCAAACTCTTCAACGGCAACAACACCACAACGCTTTCCCACAGCCCCACTGCCGACCGCGCCATTGCATTTCCGAACAAGGCTGGCACGCTCGCGATGGTGGACGCAGAGACTCACACCGGAGCGCACGCGTTTAGCAGCACCACCGCCCGTCCAACATCAGCAGGCACAGGCCCGTTAGCGGCTACGAGTCTGATTACTACCGCAGATGGGGATGAGAGATACGGTGCAATTGGATTAGCTGCCACTAGCGGGATTTCGATAACTAGCCAAGCCACGCCGCAAACAATAAGATCAGCCGCACTAGCTGTCGGGGTTTATCATGTTCGGATGGTTTTTCAGCTTACTGGAACAGCAAACACTGGAACTCGCCACGGCTATAATTTCAGCGGAACATCGACAATAAGGTTTTTTCGCAGTCGAGCATCAAGTGCCCCTTATGTCCAAGTCACTTCCGCTCCG